GGATAGGTGTGACAGAGGTGTCGAAAGTGACCACCCCCGCTGCGTCCTTGGTCCTGAATCCGTACAACGCCATCAGATCATCCTCCCCACGCCTGCGCGCTCGATGTAGTTCAGGTCGTAGACATACAGGCCGTAGTTGTTGAGCAGCACCGAACCATCTGCCGTCTGTCCGCGCAATGTCAGCGTCCCAGCTGGCACGTTGATCTCCAGCAACGGCAACCCTTGCGAGTTGACCGCAGCAGAGCGCAATGTCATGCCGAGAACGATCTCCTTGATGAACGCCTGACTGATAAACGCCTGGTTGATGAACACCTGGCCGTTCTGCACCACGAACGGCACAGAGATCTGGCCAGAAACCTCATCGACCACCGCAAAGCGCTGTGCGAATGCAAGGATCTCCGAGGTTTCCCCATTGCTGCCCACTGCCAATCCGGCAACTACGGTTCTGCCGCCGGATGTGGTCTGTGCCTTGATGGTCACCTGGGCGCTCACTTTCCCATCCAGGTTCACCACGGCCTGGCTGACCTGCTGAACCGAAGCGCTGGTCTCGCCGATCGAAGCTTCGAGCGTCTCCGTCTTGCGGGCCAGGGCCTGATCGGCATCCGCCAGGATGCGAACATCGCTTGCGGACTTGGCTTGCGACTTCTGGGCATCCAATGCGCTCAACAGGTCGCCCTCCCCCGTATCATCCCGGCCGGCGGTGTAAACCGCCTCGACAGAGGTTCGTATCGAAGCCACGGCCTGGTCGGTTGTCACCTGCGCCTCGGACACCTCCTGAATATCCGCCGCGTTGTCGTCGACCTCCGCCTTCAGTTGATCCAGGCGCGTGGCCGTGGCCTCGCTCTGGGTGGCCACCGCCTTTTCCAGGGTGGAAAGCCCGGCCGCGTTCTGCCCGACCTTGGCGTCAATCGCGATGAAGCGCTCAGCGGATGCCTGCTGCTCAGTTGCAAACACCTTGCGCTGCTCACTGATACCGGCCTGGGCGTCCCAGGCTGCGTTGGCGTCCGACATGCCGCCATCGTCGTCAACGTCAGCGCGCCAAGCTGCCTGCAGCGATTGCAGGCTTGTTGCCTGGGCGGTGACCACGCCGTCCAGTTCGGTAATGTCGGCCGTATTCTGTTCTACCTGCGCAGCAAGCCCATTGGCGCTCTGCACCACCTGCCCGATATCCAGCCAGTACAGCGGGTTCGGTGGCGCATTCGCCCCAGAAGGATCTGCCGGCACCGGCTGCTTGGCCTGGTACAGGCGCTGGCCCAGGCGAACAGCGTCATCCTGCAGGTAGGGTTTCGCCGGGTCATACTCCAGCGCGTCAACCAGGTTGCCGATCTGCTCCTGCAGCTGCTCGTTGAGCTCGCTCAGGCGGTCATTCACAGAGCCTGGGCCGTCGCCGGAGATCTTCTCGATCTCCTCACGCAGTACTGGGTACAGCGCGCCGTTGCCGATCTTGTCCTTGAAGTACTCCTCATACTCGCTCTGGTCAGAACTGGACTGGCCGTTGACGCCAACGCCAGCCGGAAACCACGGGCCGATGTTGCCGGTGCGGTCGATCAGGCGCGCCCAGAAGAAGAACGACACGCCAGCAGCCAGGCCGTGCATTTCGTGCTCGGCCTGCGGATAGGCGAAGTCGCCCAGCTTGATCGCGTCGTCCCGCGAGGTGGTCTTGCTGTACCAGATCTCCGTCCGCTGGGTGTCCTCGGCGCCAGCAGGGAAGCCCCAGGCCAGCTTGATGCCGTAGACCAGTGGCGTGGCGTTCAGGTGAGTGATCGCCGGCGGCGGGGTCGTCTTGCCTGCGACATCGGTAAGCACCGAGTTGGTCGGCATCGATGCTACATCCATGGCGCTGACGGCGCGCACGCGGGCCAGGTACTGGCCGGCATACACGCCGCGCACGTCGGCCGAGAGCTCGCCGGTGCGCGGCAGCTTGATCCAATCCCGGGCGCCCCAGCGCCATTCCACGTCATAGGCGACCGCCCCGGGCGCCGCGTCCCAGCCGATGACCATGGTGGTAACGGCCATGCCCTGCTCCACAGAGCTATGGCTGGTGATTAGCACGCGCGCCGGCGCGTCTTGCACGCCAGGCGGCAGCACGCTGATCGGACGGTCATCGATCACGGTGCCATAGTCGATGGCGTCGAATTTGCTCGGCTCGTGCTGGATCAACTCCAGCTGGAACTGGTGCCACTCCGGCCGCGTGACGTTGCGCACGTAGAACTGCATCAGCTTCAGGTCGTCATAGTCCAGCGCCCAGCCGCATTCTGCCTCGGGCACCTCGCTGTAGTCGGCCATCACCGTGACCTGCCGGCCGGACACCGAACGGATCTGCCGGGCCTCGGCCTTGCCGCTGGGCAGGTTGACCTGCAGGCGCGCGCCGACGGGCACCTCAGCATCGCGATCCAGGGTTATGACCCGGCCAGCAACAGCAGCAATGCGCCCGCCATTGGCCCGGCCGGACAGCATCGAATCCGCAACAGAAATCACCTTGCCCGGCTTTGGAATGTAGCCATCGAGGCCTACGCGCATGGTTGCGCCACGCACCTGCATCTGCTCAGTCAGTAGCGCCCACTGACCAGCGCGCTGGGCCTGGCCGCGAGACGTGCAACCCACGGCTTCGACAGAGATTTCACGCACGCCATAGTCGGCCATGGCCTCCTCATCAAACACCGGCTCCTTGTCGGTATCGAAGCCCTGGGCCGGGTCATCGAACGAGACCATGGCCAGGCTGTGCCGATCTCGCCATTTGCTGCCGGTGTACTTGATAGCGCCGTCGCCCAGGATCTGCGCACCGGTGTAGGTGTAGGCTGAATCCTGCGGCATGTCGGCGTTGACGACGATCTGGCTACCGTCCCAGAAGGCCAGGCCGTGAAATATCGCGGCCAGGTCCTGCAGTACCGCCCAGGCCTCGGCCTGCTTCTGTAGGTACAGATTGCAGGTGAAGCGCGGCTCCTGCCCGCCTTTACCATCCGGCACCATCTGGTCGCAGTACTGGGCAATGCGGTACAGGGACCAACGGTTGATCATGCTGGCATCGACGCGCTCGCCAAGGCCGTAGTAAGGATGCAGAGCGAGGTCGTAGAAGATCCACGCCGGGTTGTTGGTGTAGGCCTCCTTGAAGGTGCCATCCCAAATCCCGTTGCTGGTACCGGGGCCCGCCGTGGCATAGGTCCGGGTTGCCGGGTCATAGTTCATCGGCACGCGGATGATGCGGCCGCGCATCAGTACCGCCACCTTAGCGATATCGCCGCCGAACTGCTGGGCGTCGTACTCGAGGCAGCCAACGGCCGTCAGCGGGTATTCCTGATCGCTGTCGACGACTTCAGCAATGGCCTCCACCACCATGCCATCCTGCACCAGAGAGCTGTTGGCTTCAGGCGTCAGGCGCCGGGCGCGAATAGACCAGCGGCTACCGGCCGGCAACTCGATGCGGTGGGATCGCTCGTACTTGGTGATGTTCTTGCGGTCGACTTCGGAGGCCAATACCTGCAGGTAGGGGCCGCCATCGGTCGAGACATCAACGGCGTATTCGATGCGCACGCCATTGATGTTGCCGCTGGCATCTTGCGACTGCAGTTGTGGCCAGCTGAAGCGCAGGCGCACGGCATCGATCATGGAATTGGTGATCGAGTGCAGCCACGGGGTGGTGCTCCTCAGCTCCAGGCCGACATCGATCTCGTTGCTAGACTCGCTGATACCCGCCAGGCGTTCCTGGTCCAGTTCGCCCGAGCGAAACTGCCACTTAACGCCGGGGTAGTTGAGGGTGCCGTCCTCGGCCATGATCGGTGTGCCGGCGAGCTTGACCGAGCGCAGGCCGTTCACCGGGCCAACAATGGGGCCCCAGCTCCACAAGTAGACAATCCGCGCCGTGGAAATCGACGGCACGCTGTTCGAGGCAATGCTGGGTTGCTTCTGCTTCTTCTGCCCGCCCTTGCTGCCGACCACCCGCCGGCGGCTGCTCGCTGCCCGCCGCGGCTTGCGCTTCACTGCTGCGCCCATGCGCCCCTCCAGAAACGAAAAAACCCGCCGAAGCGGGTCAGGAATTGCCAGCTGTCAGAGCTGGTCTTGCGTGTAGATGCCGCCCGACTCGACGGCGCCGCCGATCTCGCGCTCGCCATACAACACCGGATACGGGTTGCCCTGGGCGATGGTGGTCACCGCCGAGCCGAAGCCATACGAAGGGTTGTTGCCGTCCTCGTTGCGGTCGAGACTGCCGGTCTTGGCTGTAGGTGACAGCATCTGCACCACCCCGCCCAGGGCCAGAGCACCCCCGCCCGCGATCAAGGCCATGCCTGGCCCGGCCGACAACCCGCCGTTGAACATGCCAGCCACCACCAGCACCGCACCCAGTACCACCTGAAACAGGCCAGCCTGCTTGCTGCCCTGAATGATCGGCGCGATGCGGATAACGCCGTTGTCATCACCCACCAAGTCGAGCTCCTGGTTGTCCAGGTTGCGCGTATCCGAGAACACCGTGAACACCAGGCCTCGCTCCTCGCCGGTGGTGATGAACTTCTCGAAGCCCGGCACCATCGCGCAGAGAGCCCCGATCGCGTCACGCACGCTGTGCACGTCGAGGATGTACTCACGGCCGAAGTTCTTGCGCAGCACCCCGTAAAGCTTGATGGTCCGTTTCATGGGCGATAGTCCTTGTGGCGCAGCACCAACCGGCAGCGGTTGGCCATCGACCAACCGTAGATGTCGCGGGAGGAAGAGCGGCCGGCCATGTGGTGGTAGATGAATGGGCCGCTCCCGCCCAGTGTCGGCGCGTCCTCGCTGATCAGCGCCGGCTCGTCGCCCAGGTAGATGGCCGCATGGTTCGGGTGGTAACACGGCCTGCCCGGGGACGGAACCATGAACACCAGCATGTCGCCGCGCTTGGGCGTGTCGACCTGGTAGAAGCCAGCGCCCGCAAAATTGTCCTCATAGAGGCTGGCCCCGTCCGGGTCTTCCCACCACAGATCCTGGCGCTCGAAGTTCGGCAGCTGCAGGCCAGCTTCACGGGCGTACCAATCGCGGCAGGCGCCCCAGCAGTCGAGCAGGCCATGGGCGAACTCGCGGCCCAGCAGCGGCGCCTGGTAACCCGAGGGCTTGAACCACTCCATATCACCGCCTGGCCAGCCCACGATGCCCCAGGGCACCTCGTGCAGCTCGCAGCTGACCCGGTCGGCCATGCTTGGCGTGGGTGCGGCGTCCGGGTGGCTGTGGATGATCGCCAGCAGTTCGCCGCGGTCCTCGGCCTGGGCCAGGTCCTCGTGGTGCAGGGTGAAGTGGTCGCGCGGCGTTCTGGCCAGGTTCCGGCACGGCACGTACTCGCGGCCCTGGTCGGTTTTGATCAGCACCCCACAGGCCTCGGCCGGGTGCTCGCGCTCGGCATGCTCACGGATCGCGGCCTGCAACTGTTGGTTGATGCGCATGGGTTACCTCGAACTGGCAATGAGACTGGCGCCCATGGAGCCGCCAAAGCGCCGGGTATTGCCCCGGGCCTTGCAGCTTTTCCAGCGGCCGCCGCAACGATCGAGCGCCGGGTTGTCCGTGGGCTCGTCCTTTTTGGTGAACATGGCCGACCCGGTATAGGCGCAGGCCTCCTGCCGGTACTGTCCACGGCAGGACCAGCGGCAGAGCTTGGTGATCTGCTGGCTGGGCAGCATCTGGCCGCCCAGGTCCAGCGGGCTGGAAAGCTGGAACGTCACCTGCTCGCGGTCTTCGTCGGTCTTCTGCTCGATGTACCAGAGGTTTTCCCGGGCCTGATTCGAGGCGTCGGGGTTGCCTTCGGGAAAGTTGGCGGCGTCCAAGAAGTGCCGAAAGGTCTCGATCACCTTCACCTTCGCGCCGGCCAGGTCCTTCAGGTGCAGGCACAGCGCCGTGACCGCGCCGCGCACGCCATCGATCTCGTTGGCCAACTGCAGTGTCGGGTTGGCCGGCCGGCCATCGCCGCGGATATCGAAGCCCTTGGCGTCGAGCTGTTGCGGCGAGTAAAGGTTGCCCTGCCAGATGATGTCGCCTTCCTGGGCATGGCCGTGGAAACGCATCAGGTTGCCGCCCAGGCGCGTGGCGTCCACCTCGAACAGCCGGATCTGGTTACCCGGCTCGAGCTTTTGAATGTCGGTGTTGAAGTTCATGGGGCCTCAGAAAGAAGAAACCCCGCTCTCGGCGGGGTCAGTAAGGGGTGAATACCTGCTTCATCTTGAAGCTGAGCGTGAATAGGCCAGCGCCCTTCGGGTCGAGCTTGTAGCCGTTGACCTTGTATCTCCCCTGGGTACCGCCGGGCGGAATCCAGAGGAATGACCGATAGCCCTCGTGGCGATCAAGGAAGTCACGGACCTCCCGCAGCTCATCGCCTGGCTCAAGGCCCCCGGTCATCTGGTGGTCCCAGTCTTCGGACTTGGTGTTGATCCCCGTGCCGCCCGACTGGGTGTAGCCATCGCCGAAGTCGTTCTCCCAGGTGCGTTGCTTGATATCGCCCGAGGCACCCACTCGGGTGCAAAAGCTAAATACCTCGGTCATGTTCTCCTCCACAGGATCCCGCCCTGCTGGGTCGCGCGGTAGAGCGCATCCTCGATCTTCTGGTCCAGAGCCGCGCCGACCGAATCACCGATGCGCTTCGAATCGTCCGCCGACGTTCCGGGCGGAACCTGGACAACTACATCGACCTTGATGGGCGGTAACCCAGTGTTCATGCCCCTGCCCGCATCGCCGGCATTACGCAGGTACTGGGTCAGGTCGCGGTTCTGGTTGGGGTTGAGCACGCGCTCGCCGCCATCGAGCAGCCAGGTACCCTCCCGCGGGATGCTGTCGATGCCGCTGTGAGCCATACCCATCAGCGCGGTTGATGCAACCCCGGCCACCATTGGTGCAGTAGCCATTGCAGCAGTTGCAGCAGCAGCCGGCGCAGCAGCTGGACCAATCATCGGGATTGCGGCAGTCGAGGCGTATGCCGCCAGCTGAGCTTGGAACGAAGCTGCCTGCGCATGCGCCACCAGAGCCAAGCCAGCAGAGGACTGTGTAGCTTTGCCGACCATCAGCTGCACGGCCTGGTACACCAGCCACTGGGCGGCCATGTCCGTCAAGGCGCCAACGGTTGCCTTGGCGAACCCGGTAACCATGTCCATCAGTGCATCCCCGGCATCCTTCGACCCGGTAGCCACGTCGGACATGAACGAACTGAGCTCACTCCTGGCGCTACCCAGCACTGAGGCTGTTGCATCAGCAGCCTGCGCCGAGTAGTCCTGGGCGTAATCAACGAAGTTTTGCCAGGCATCGCTGACACCATCCATCCAGTTGGATTGAGCCTCGTCCAGCCGGCTGTAGTAGTCCACCTGCAAGGACAACCGAGTAGCCAGCGCATCGCTCAATAGAGCGGTTTCTTTCTTGTAGTTCGCTTCAGCGTCCGGGTCGCCGGCAATCTCTGCCTCTTTGTACTCCTTGTACATCTCGCGGCGCTGCTTGTTGAAATCCTGCTCGATGCTGAGCATTTCCCGGAAGCGCTCACGGTACTTCTCGCCCCGACCCGCACCTGCAAGCTCCTGATCGAAGCCATCCTTCGCAGTACGGTTTTCTTCCTTGAGATTGAAGTCCAAAGCAGCTAAGCGCTTGGCGGCCTGGTCAGCCTTGAGCAGTGCCTTCTTGGCGTCGAGCTCGGCCGCATACCCTTCCAGCGATTTTTTCTGCAGCGAATTCAGATTTTCATACTTGCCGCTCGCAACCTCGAAGGCCAGCTTTTCGACTTCGGTTGCATTTTTGCGCTTATCGGTCGAGGTGTTCATCAGCTCGATCTGGCGCTGATAATTTTCCTCAGCGTCCGCGAACGTCTTCTTGAGCGACTTCATTTCTGAGGCGTGCTCTCGGGTCGACTTGGTCGCCGCCTTGTTAGCCTCATCCTGAGCCTTTGAAGCATGTGCCGCGGACAGGATCGCAATCCGGTCAGCTTCGGACAGATCCTTGTGCTCAGAAATGAAACGATTGGCCTCCTTGACCGCATCGTTGTTGTCTTGAAGCTTTACAAGCTTCTGCTGAATCGTCTGCAGATACTTCTGACCGGCCGCAGTTAGGCCAGATGTAGCATTTGTTTCCGCCGAAGCGGTTGCAACGCCTTTCGCCTGCTCGGCGATGAGCTGCTCGCGTCGCGAGGTAGCCTCTTTCACTGTCTCACTTTGAACTGACCAGGCCTCAGCCCCTTTTTTCAGGTCATTGAGGAGTGTCGGCGAAACCCCAGGAATTTTCGCAGCATCTTCAAGGATCGGAATCATCGATCCGCCGTTTTTTGCCACATCCTCGATGCGCTCGCTAAGCGCTTTGTATTCCTTCGCCCTCTGGATGACCGCGCCATTGCTCGATCCAGCGATACGAGCAGGAAGCCCAATTGAATCAGAACCCAGCACGCCTTTCTTGAGCGTTGCCTGGAGCTTGTCAAGTTCGCCTCTCGCAGCCTTGACTGCTTCTGCCTGTGCTTCACCCCAGCGCACCAAAGCACCAGCCCGCTGCTCTTCGGTCATCGCCTTGAAACGAGCGATTACGTCGTCCATTGGCCCGCGAAGCTGCTCAAGCCCCTCTTTCGCTTTGTCGCTACTACTTCTGAAGTCGACAAACGAAAGCGCCACCGCACCGGTAATGAACAGCAGGCCCAGCGGACCGCCCATCAGGGCCACAAGCCCGCGACCTGCAGTCGCCAGGGCGCCAAACGCACGGCCGGCAACCGTAGCCGATGCGGCGGCGGAGTCTGCAGCTCGGGAAGTGGCTGAAAGCGTGTTCACGACTGCCGTGGTTTCCCCGTAGGCAGCAACGGCGGCCGTCCGCATCGCATAGGCCTGACGAATCTGGACGGAGGCCGCTGTCGTGGTCGCGGCCAAGGCCTGTTCTGACTTTTCAACGCTTTTTAGCATTGCAACTTCAGCTTGCCTCAGCTCTGCCAGTCGAGTGAGGGACTTTGTACGTCCCACATCGGTGATCTGCGCGGCCAGGCGCTGCTGCTCAAGCTGTCGCTCGGCAACCAGCGCAGACTGCGTGGATTTGAGGTTGGCAAGTTCGGAAACTTGACGCGCTCGATCCGATGCGACCTTGCCTTCTGCGGCCTTGATTTCCAGCGCGGCGCGCTCCATGAGCGCCTTGGCATCGATTTGCTTCGCCTGCGCGGCCCATAGATCCTTCTTGGCAGTGTCCGCTGCAGCAGCAAGGGCTGCTTTACTTGCAGAGGCCGAATACAGAGCCGCCCCCGCCTGCTGGGCGTACCCACCAGCCACTCGGCCAAGCGCAACAAACAGCCCCGTGGTCAATACTTGGGATAGGGTATTCGACTCCTTCGTTATCGAGCTCATGACCGCCGGTAGGCTATTGTCGATCGCTTTCGAGAGGCCAACAAACTCCGCTGAGACCCTGGAACTTGCCCCGGTAGCCTGGTCAAGTTCGCCAATGAAATGCGTGAGCGAGTTGCTGATCTTGGTGAAGCTGTTCCCAATTGTGGTTGCGGTCTTGGCGAACAGTGCATCAACCGCGCCCGACTGGCTTTGCAAGGCCTTGACCACCGCCTGAGCGGTGAGCTCGCCAGCAGCACCCATCGCTCGCAATTCGCCAACGGTTTTCCCCATGCCGGCCGCAATGGCCTGGGAAAGCGCCGGAGCCTGCTCCATCACGGAGTTAAGTTCTTCGCCGCGAAGTACGCCCGACGCAAATGCCTGACCGAGCTGGATGAGGGCTGCGTTTGCGCTCTCTGCCGATGCCCCTGAGACGGCCAGAGTCTTGCTGATAGTGCCGACGATGCCGGCAACGCCCTCACCGGACAGTTTCAACGCGTCCTGGTTGGTGGCGATGCGCTGATACAGCTCGGCAGTGGCTGCTAATGGCTGCGCGGAGTCCTGAGCAATGCCGAAAACCGCCTTCTGCGCAGCTGCCAGCTCGGTGGAGTTACCTGTCACCAGCTTCAGTCGGTTCGTGAGCGTGCTGTATGCCTCCGTCGCGCTATAAACAGCGCTTACACTGAAAGCTGCCGCAAGCGGGCCTGCAATACGTGACGCGACTGCAGACAGAGAAAGGAACTGTCCCTGAAGGGCATTTATGCGCGATGCAGCAGCGTCAGCGGCAGCCCCGGTACTTGCAACGGATCTCGACGCCCTGTTCATCCCATCTTGAAAGCCGCCAATTCTAGCTATCAAATCGAGAGTCAGTGTGCCAAGGGAGCGCGACGCCATTTGCTTTCCTCCAGGCATAAAAAAGCCCGCCGAAGCGGGCTTGATTAATTCAAATAAATTACCGGTATGGGTTAGCCGTATCGGTAGTGGTGTAGCTGACAACCTTTCCGGATGCATCGAGGATCACGCTCAGGGCCTGATTCTTATAACTGCTCCCAGCGAAACCAACGTGCGCATACCCCCAAGACATGACTTGAGTGCCGTCGGAGTTTCTGGCCGTTGCCAAAGGCGGGCCAAAGCTTGCCAAAAGCTCGCCCTTCGTTGTAACTCCCTGCTTGATAGCGGCGAGCTGGGCGTCTGTGACCGGCTTTCCATAAGTAGTACAGGCAGCGATTAGGCAGGCGGCGATTAGTATAATGATTTTTTGCATGGTTCCCTCCCGATAGAAAGCCGTGAATGTATCACGTCATGACCACTCGCTCATCGCCTGTTCCAGGGATGCCCCCGGCCGCTCCGCATGCGGCATGAAATCAACCAGCTCAGCCTTTCCGCCAGCACCACGATTGATCTGCAGCGCGATGATGGCCGCTGCCAGCTCCTGACGGCGCACCGGGTTCAGCGATCCATGCTTGTCACGGTACGCGACCCAGGCCAACACCTCCGCATAGGAGAGATTGGCCTTGGCCTCGACGATGGTTGTGCCGCCGATACCATTCAGCACCAGTTCATGCCACAGCTCGTCTGCCGGGGTCAGCTCTTTACCGGGCTGTTCACCTCGTTGACGGCATTGAGCAGAGCGATGCCCAGGCTGGAATCGAGGTTTACCGCGTCGTCGAACGGCAGCTCTTCGGCGCCATCCTTGCCCAGCATGATGCTGGCCGACAGGTAGCGGGCGTTCTTAAAACGCTCGGCTTCGCCACCGGCAAACATGGCCTCCATGACGCCGAAAGCATGGCGGCGAACATGCACGGTGAACTTGTCGGTGACCTCCTTGCCGGTCTCGTCGACGTGTTTCCACTCGACCTTCTTCGCCACCAGGGCGTCAGCAACGACGCCCCCTTTCTTCTTCAGTTGTGCGAGATCCATGTTGGCCCCTTAAGTGGTTTTCTTGATCCAGGCGGAACCGCCCGATCGTTGAATGCTGGCCGCGGTGCTGACCACGGCGTTAGCGGCGAAGTCGAACGGGAAGTCGGCGACATAGCCCTGAAACACGAACCAGGTACGGCTTTCTGGCAGCTCAAAGTCATCACCCTCAGTGTTTACCGTGGGGGCAGCGGTCCCGTCAGACCAACCTACGGCCCACTTGATGGTGGTATCGCCATCAGCTTCGGAGAGCTGGTGTAGCCGAATGTGGCTGGCATTATTGGGATCTGCGTTAACGGTGAGGGACGCCTGGCCCGGGGTGCGCAGCCCTTTCTTATAGGTGCGCTCCTTGGAGCTGAGGCAGGTGTCCTCAATCTGTTCGGCCGGTGCGCCGCCCGGGTTGAAAGCGGTTGCGCACTCAATCTCCATCACGGTAGACGGGCCGGTGCCGGTGATAGGCGGCACCAGGCCAAACACCTGCGTACCTTGGGTCAAAATCGACATGGTGGTCTCCTGTCGGGCAAAGAAAAGCCCGCACTTGGCGGGCTCGGTTGATTCAGCGGCGGACTATCCAGTCCACGTCGAAACTTCGGTGTCGGTCTTTCGTTTTCGGGTCGCGGTCTGTAGTGCCCCAGCGGACAACGTAGGCGTGTGGCTCGATGGCAGCGCACAGAGCTTTGGTGACAGCAGTGACTGCCCCGCCGGTAGCCGCGTAAACGTCCACCTGTAGCGTGAAACCGTCGGCGTCGGGGCGCCCGACCAGGTAGTTCTCCGGACTGCCGGTAATCAGCCCCCAAACCGCGTAGGGCTTCAGCGTGCCCTCCTCCGCTTCACCGAACGAGAACAGCCGGCAGTCGACTCCGGCGCCCAGAAGTGCGGTGACACCGGGATCTGCCGAGCAAACGGCGAAAATTGGCGGCTCCATCAGCCCCCCCTTAATGCGGCGTCAATCTCCTGGGAGAAAACGCCGATGAATCGATCGGTGACGGCGCCCAGGTTCTGCGAGAAGGATGGACGCATAAACGGCGCCGGCGGGGTGTGCTGGGTACCGAATTCGATGTACCGCCAGTGCCGGGTATCACCGCCAGGGTTACCGCTTGCATCCTTGCTGTGCTGGTTTGCCCCTGCCCCGCCGCGAATGCCGACCTTCATCACCACCCCGCCCTCGCGCCTGCCTTGCTTGCCCGATTCCTGGGTGACAATGTTCTTCCAGATCTTTTCAGTGGTTTCGGGGTCGTCGATGGCCTTGGCCCTGGACTTCGCATCATCGCGGACGATGTTCATCGCCTGGCGGGCAGCTTTGCGTAGCCCCTTGCGGCGCAGTTTCGGCGCGAGGCCGAGCATCTTCTGCGTCACCGGCACCAGCCCCTGCAAACGTGCACTGATTTCGTCAGCCATCCTTCATCCCCTTAGAGACCAGAATGGTCAGGTACTCTAGGCCGGAGCTGGGATCTTCCAGCGGCGGGCCTTCGATGCTGTAGATCTCGCCGCGGTAGATGATGCGCATGGCTGAGTCGATGCCGGGGCGGTATCGAATGACCATGCGCCCCGTGGCCTCTGACTGCTGAGCGCGGGCATCGACCCGGTCCCTGGCAGACATTGGCACCACCTGGGCCGGACATTTTGACCAGCGCACCACCCACTGTGGTTCGCCATACTCACCGGTCGCAGGGTCGCGAGGAGTGGTCTTCTCCTCAATGTCGATCCGGTGCCGCAGCCTCCCGGCCTGCATCACACACCCATCCGGATGCGATATGGCATCAGCAGGTGCTGGGAGGCCAGCGGCAGCTCGACAGCGGTCGTCCCAGTGACCACCTCCTCACGGTTGGCGAACAGGTGGCCAAGCTTCAGCAAGCAAGCCGCCTGGATCGCAGGGTTGAGCACCATGCCGTAGGCGATGGAGTCTGCCTGGTCGTAGGCGTCGGCCAGCGCCTGGCGAGCGTGTTCGAGCAGGCGGCATCGCAGGGTGTGATCCTGCTCTGCCTCCGCCGCCGCAACCGCCGCCGCGTTCGCCTCCCTCGCTTGCTGAATGCCGCTCGACACGCCGGCGCGAGCTTGGTCCAAAGCCACTTGGTCCAGGTAGAACCGGCGGTTGAGGAAACTCATCGCCGCATCTTCCGCTGCGCCAAGCTGCGCCTCAACGAGCACCTGGTCTTCTGGCTCGGCCAGCAGGTGGTGCATGGCCAGATCAATGGCGATCACGGGCATATGTTACTCCTCGGCCTGCTCTGGCTCGCCGCCAGCGACCAGCCGCTCAGCTTCAGCGGTGGCTTCTTCCTGGTTTCCGGAGAACTCGCCAACCTGGTTGCCATCAGCGCCCACCACGATGTTCTTGCCAGCGCCCTTGCGCTTCGCTTTGAAGGCGGCGACTGGCTGGGCAATCGGCAAGGTGACGGCTCCCAAGCTATCGGTGGTCAGCACGCCCGCGCCAACTGCATCTTCCTGCGAGATGGTCACCACCGCCTCGCGATCCGAGTTGTCCAGTTCGGCATAGCCCTTCTGGATCAACTGGCGCCCGTGCTGCTCGATGGTCTCGAAGGGCGTGCCCTCCACCAGCGTTTGGCCGCCCAGATACAGAGGTTTCAGGGTTTTCAGCTTCATGAATGCCTCCAGGGGCCGCAGCTTGTGCGGCCCTCACATTGGGTTACGGAGTGACCGGGGCGGCGAACTCACCGAAGATGAACGCTTCTGGACGCTTCACCGCCAAGGCTGCACGCTCTTCACAGCGGATCGAGATCAGGTTTTTCTCGAAGTCGTCGGCGTTCTCGGTCGAGATGACCACGTTGGCGTCTTCACGGTCGAACAACTGAGCACCGGTCTGGAACGCGCCGGTCAGGAACTTGCCCAGGAAAGCAGCGACCTCGGTAGCCACGACAGGCAGCCCCCACAGCACGGGGCCAGCCAGACCCAGCGGGTTGGCGAGGATATAACGGCCCAGCGAGTCCTTGGTCAGCTCGATCTTGGCCCAGTCCATGAAGTGCAAGACATGACCAGAAGCAGGCAAGCGCGCCAGCTGGGCTTGCAACATCGCCAGGCGGAGATCATCGATGCCCGACCGTTTCTCCACCTCGAATGCCGGGACGTATTTCGAGGCCTGAGGGACGATACCGTGCAGGTGCACGCCAGTACCGTCACCGAACAGGATCTCCTGCTCCTCGACGTACTTGAGGCCGTAGCGCATTTCAACGTCGATGGTCGAACCCAGCTGGGCAAAGTCGTCCAAGATCTGCTTGGAGGCCTTGAACATGTGGGCGATGGTCGACACCGCGGTGAGTTTCGACGCAAATTCGATGCTCGAGTACGGCTTGGCGGTGCCCTCGGCCACGACCTTGGCGGCGTTGGTGAAGCCGGTCTGCTGCACCCAGAAGATCGCCGGGGCGGTGGTTCGGCTAGGGGCGATCAGGTCGCGGATGAACAGGCGCTGCTTCGGCGCGGTGTCGATGCCGGGCAGGCGCTGGGGCTCGACGATGCCGGCGGGAACATCGGTGGACAGCAGGGCAGCACTGACCGGAATGTTGACGCGCTTGCCGCCCTCGATGCTGGCCGCGAACTGCTTGAGCGCTTCGCTCTTGACCACAACGCCGCCGAGGCTGTCCTGGGGTTGCTGGGTGCCAGCCGAAGGCCGGCGGGCGAACTCCTGTTCGAGCTCGCCCAGCTGGGCTTTCAGCTGCTTCTCGGCCTCGGTCAGGCTGTTGAACTTGGTCGCCATTTCGTCGACGGCATTCTTGGTTTCTTCGGACAGGCTTCCGGCCTTCTTGGCCTCGGCCAGCGCGTTCTCGGCCTGCCTGCTGAAATCGCTGGTGGCCTGCTTGAGCTCGTTGGAGACCTGCTTCAACAGGTCAGCGGTATTGTCTGCCATGGGATCTTCTCCGGTTACTTGAGGGCTGCTGCCGAGAACCGCGACATGGCGGCCTGTAGATCGGCAAAGTGGTTGGCCAAGTCGGCCTGGTTTTCGGCAGCGCTGCGCGTACCGGAGGGGGCAGCGCCAGGCGTACCTCCCTTGAGTTCTTGAATCAGGGAGCGGCGCTCTGAGCGAGGCATTCCCTGCTTGGCCAGGATCGTGTCCAGGCGGCGCGCCGCAACCTGCTGAGGCGCAATGGCCTGCGGGTCTTCCTGCGCCGCATCCGATGGGAGCAGGCCGTCCGCGAAGCCGGCTTCGACTGCCGAACTGCCGCCCATCCAGGTCTCTACGTCCATGAGGTTGCGCATCGCCGCGGCTTCATCGCCCGTCCTGACTGCGTAGATGTCGGCCAGGGTTGCGTCGATCTGGTCGAGGAAGTCAGCGACTTCCGTGAAGTCGTTTCGGTCGCCAGCGGCGATGGTCCAGGCGTTGTGGATCATCATGAAGCCGGCTCGGGCGATCTGGATTTCATCGCCGGCCATAGCGATGAACGAAGCAGCGGAGGCGGCCAGACCAAGCACCTGGACGGTTACCTTGCCCTTGTGCTCGCGCAGCAAGTTGTAGATCGCCAAGCCCTCGAAAACATCGCCGCCTGGACTGTTGATCTTCACGGTGATGTCTTTGTCGCCGATGCTGCGAAGTGCAGCGCTGACGCGCTTGGCGGTGACGCCCTCGCCCGTCCACCAGTCCATGCCGATCGGGTCGTACATGGTGATGGTGGTAGAGTCGTCACCGGCTGCCGCCTTGATCGCTGGATTCCAGCGCTCCATGGCCTTTGGCAGTAGGTCGGATTCGACACGCGCGTGCGGCCGCACCGCCGGCGCTGCCGGAAGGGTCTTCAGTGTCATGGGGTGCTCCGGGTCAGGCCGCTTTGAGCAGCGGCATCGATATCAGCGCGTGAGCCATCATTGGCCCATCGGGGTTTCCGGTTTCGAGGGCCTCGGAAGCCAGCTCGACCGCCTTGTTGATGGCCTCTCGGTCGTCGTTGTTGCGCGCCGAAACCAGCCGAAGCATGAATGCCGAAGCTGCCGGCGAGACGCCCGCGGCCGGCTTTCCGAGCTGATCCAGGGGGACAAGCGCGGACTGCACCGTGTAAGTATCGCCACCAGGGATCGGCGGATAGTTCTCCAGTCGGCGCACTTCGTTGCGAGACATCCAGCCATTTTGCAGGGCTGTGTTGTACCAGGCGCCGCGGCCCGCGTTGTCTGCACGCAGCAAGCCCTCCACCGAAAACTCGGCGAAGAACTCTTCAGCATCAACCTCGCCGATAAGGCAGCGGGTGATCTCCTGCTCGATGTTTACGAGCAGCGGCCGCAGGCTATTGGTGAGGAAGTGAAGGTTCTGGGCCTCAACTGAAGCGGCCCAGCTTGATTGCTTGTCCATGTGCCCGACCATGAAGGGCGGCACGCGAAACCACCGGCACATTTCCTCGATTCCGAACGCCCGAGATTCCAGCATCTGCGCGGCTTCAGGGTTCATCGTGATGCCCTGGTACTTGAAGCCTGCTTCCGCCACCATGATCTTGCCGGCGTTCTTCGACCCCATGAACGCCTGCATGCTGGCCCGAAGTTGCTCGCGCTGCTGTGGCGTGATCTTGGCGTCGCTGCTCAGAATGCCGGAGGCCTGCATGCCCTGTGCGAACACCTTCGCCGCGGCCTCCTCGATCGCCATGGCCGAGCCGAAGATCTCGCGGCCGGTGGTGACAGGGAGCATCCCGCACACTCCATCCAGACCAAACCCCCGGATGTGCATCAGGTTCTTCTCGGGAATGTCGCGCTCAACGCCATTCTCGTTATACGTGTACTTGAGGCGTCCGTTGTCCTGCCGTTTGACCTTCATGCACTGAGGCAAGAGCGGCACCAGTGCGATCACCCGGCTACCGATCATCTTCTTCTCTACGAAGGCATTGCCTCGAAGGCAAATGCTCGCCACCACCAGCAGCATGAAGCGCTGCGGCGTCATCTCGGCGTTCGGTATGCGGCACAGCAAGCGGTACAGTGGGTGCTCTTTGGCCACCTCGCGCGACCCATCCGGGAGGCGCCGGTATAGCTTAAGCGGGAGAGTGGAAACGGATTCGGACAGCAATCGCACGCACGCCCACACCGTGGACAGCTGCATGGCCTTATCGACCGATACATGCTTTCCAGATGCAGAGCTGCCGAACCACTCTTGCCAAAATGCGCCGTCCTTCAGGCCGATGGGCACCCCAAGCCAGTTTTGCAGCGCAGCCTTCACCCGGCCCGGTTTCTTCTCGGCCATCAGATTCCTACCATGATCGGGTTATCAAAGAAGCCCTGGATATCACCAGCGCCTTCGGGGTTGAGAGCCATCAGCGAAACAGCGTCAAACGTCGACATCAGCGGGTCGATCTTTGCCGAGCCGCTGGCCTGCTTGGTAATCGTGATGGCATTGCCTTGAGGTACGACCCGGGCATTGCCGACGCACCAGTTCATCAGTGCGCTGCCGCAGTGGGCCAGCTCGCCACCGGCCACCTTGCGCTCAGTCATCTTGATCGCGCCGTTGAGTTTCCAGCCTTGGGAGATAGCCACGATCTGCTCCATGACGATCCCGCGCTCTTGGGTGGTCAGCTCGTCGACGATATCGCCGATGCCTGCCGCATCGACGCCGATTGCCAGCTTCTCCGGCAGCAAGCCGCGATCCCTGATGTCGCAGATAATGTCGGCAACCTGCTGGACGTCGTCACCAGGTCGGTCAACGACACTTAGATCGCCGGCCCGCTCGAAGTCTCGTAGCGCGCTGGCAATATCCTTCCGCCGTTCAAATACGATGTTGTGCGCCCAGGCGTGAGACCAGTGGAGCCATCGACGTGTGACAGGTTCCCGGCCAAGCACGGTCAGGCCGAGCAAGTCATCAAGGCCGCCGCCATCAATTCCCACCGTCACCACTTCGGAGCGCTCCAGCAGGCTCTCCAGCTCTAAACCGGTCTCGGCAGCAGACTCCCAATAGTCGGCACCAGCCCACCGGTCGGTGCGCAGGTTGAGTCCGATCTCAATATTGAGGTGCTTCGCCAGAAACTTCTGCAGAGAGCCGTCGCTGGTAGCCAGCCTTTTCTTGAGCTGATCTTCGAGCCACTCGGCACTGACGGAAAGCCCCAGGTTCGGGTTGGTGATGTAGAAATTCTCGGGTTTCAGGTAATCCTTGTCGCTGACCATGCAGGCCGGGAACTCGTACAAGATACCCAGCGTTTTGAGGTCTTCGACAATCCCGTCCCGAACATCACGCCAATATTTCAGCCGCTCTTTAAACACTCCGGCTGGCGGCTCGTCGCTCTGCGTGGTCAGGTATATGACCCAACCCTCATTGCGCGACACCTGGCCGCCGAGGGCCTCCATGAACATGGCCTCGGCGCCGGCCTTCTTGCCGAAAACCCACAGCTCGTCCACCAGAACCTTGCCGGCCTTCTTGCCGGATACCGTGTCGGTATCGGCCGCCACTACCTTGAGGCTATTTTTGGTGGTGCGGTCGGTGATCGTCCGAATGTGGTCCTGGACGTGGAACATCGCGGATAGCTCTTCATCCGCCCTAACCATCGCGGCGGCCGGCTTGAAGGCGTTGTCTGCAACCTCGCGCGTCGGCGCCAGGATCAGGTGCTCCTCTTCCTCACGCCAGCAGAGTATCAATGCTGTCAGCATGATTCCCGCAGCGATAGTGGACTTGGTGTTCTTCTTGCTGATCAGCAGGCCGAACTCACGGATCAGCTGCTTACCGGTTTCGCTGTCGTACCCACCAAAGATGGCTCTGACAAAATCGAAAACCCATTCGTCGCAGCAATCCGCCATGCGCGGCTTGCCAGGCAGATCGGGAACCTTGAGCTCCTTGAAAATCTGCAGGGCTCGTTCGGCTTCTTCAGGGAAAATCGGCGGCGGAATGATCGAACGCCTTGAAATCAAGCGCTCTTCCCAATCGATGCAGGCGGTGGTCCATTCCATCGCTACACCTTCTTGCCGTTCTCAGCGACCAGCTTTGGTGGCGCCTGGCGGCCGAACTTGCTCGCAGCCTGCTCGGCGGCTTTCTGGCGCTCTTCCTTTTTGCCGCCCTCACCTTTGCGCTGATGCACAAAAGGCATGAGCGCTTTTGCCGCGTCGACGCGCAATTTTGGCTCGGTGCCCAAGTCATTCATCACCGCCAGGAGGAATGACTTGGGATCTCGATGCATCAAGGCCGCGCCAAGATCAAAACCGGCAGGCTCGACCTCGCCGACCGCTTCCGCCACGCCCGACTCATCCGCTTCGCCTTTAACACCTTTAACAGCCCCATTAACAGGATGCAGGGCGTTCAGTTTGTGCAGTTCGGCGATCACATCCGGGTCTTTTGCGAGCCGGGAACCAGCAGCAGAGGCAGTCTTTTCGGGGCATCCAGCCGCAATGGCCGCGTCGCGATTGGACGCACCTCCCCTCACCGCGGCGATGAAGTCGCGTTTTTTGGGTGTTAAAGCCATTAACAAAAACCTCAATAGGGAAATAAAATCTGCGCGTGCGGGAAGGGGTGGTCTAGAAGCGAAAAGCCTTGAACTTTCGACCCACCCTCCCCCGTCAAATCGGGGAACTGGCGTGCTTCAAGCCGGTGCGGCACGCCACTGGCGTGCATCAACCGATCAGGCCTGACGCCTCCTCGGCAGCCTTCACCACGTCATGGCAGGGCCGACACAGGGTTTGCCAGTTGCCGCTGTCCCAGAACAGCTTCATGTCACCTCTGTGCGGAATGATGTGGTCGACGACCGAGCCTTCAGTTACCCGCCCTTCGCGCTCGCAGTACACGCACAGCGGGTGAGCCTCAAGCCAGCCGGCCCGCGCCTTCTGCCATTTGTAGCCGTACCCACGTTGCGCTGCTGTGCCCTTGGTTGATCGCCATGAGTCAGAGTTCACCGAGGCAAGCCGGGATGGCTGCGCCTGCATGGGAGGCCTGAGGGAGGTGAGCCTGGCCATCAGCGACCGCCATAGACGGGCGCGCCACTCAAGTAGGTAGTCGGCATCTCGTCCACATCCTCGCCCTGCTCATCGGCCAGAGCCTGGATCAGCACCGCCTGGTTCCTTGCGATCTGCTCGAGCAACTCGGTCTGCTTCACCTGCTCGACCAGCATCCGCTCCAGCAGCGACACCTGGCGCATGCTCATGGCGCCACCCGAGCGTGTTCGCGGGCAGCGCTCTTGAGGTTGGAGATATCCACCTCAACGAACTGTGCGTTGGCGCTGATGGTGGGGATCTCGCGCGGCAGCACAGTGATAACTGCATGCCATACACCGCTCTCGACCGAAGCCTTGAGCTCCACACTCTTCACACCTTCCAGCTCGCTACCATCACTCAGCAGAACCTTGGTCCCCATTACTGGGTGGGGGCTGTCTGGATGGCTCTTTACTGCCGGTACGATCGTCGCCACCGCCAATGATTTGCTTGGCTCGCTCATATGCCACCTTTGTCCATTTGTTGATCCATTCGCGCCGGGCGGCGCATCCACTGCAAGCCATTACTCAGCCCGCCGCATGTTGAGCTCGCGTGCGATCTGATCGGCGCGCTCGCGCACCTCTATCACCTGGCCGTCGAACGTATGGACGATGGCGCAGATGCCGTGCCACTGGGAACTAGGGCCGGTCTCCTGAACCCGGGCAATGGCGCTCGGAGCCAGGTGGTGTTGGCGGCGGTTGATGTCAGTCAGCGTGATCATCAGGTCACCCTTGCGCTTTGCGAGACAGGAACAGGTCGGAGTAACCGCGCAGCTTCTCCACACCCATGAAGCCGACAGCACCGCCGGCAAAGGTGGCCATGCCCTGTGGCAGGCCCATCCATTCGAGCAGCGGCACCAGGGCCAGGGTGATGAGGCCGCACAGGGCGCCCTCCAAGAACATCTGCCGGCGGGTGCCACCGCCGTACACAACGCGCAGCGCGGCGATACCGACGGACAGACCAGCCGCATAGAGCTGCGGTTGGTGGGCAATCACCCAGGCAATCAGTGCGGCCCAAAGGCCAGGATCTTTCTCAGGCATGTGGGCCATCTCTGTTCCTCCCTTTCGGGGAGCGGGGTGTTATTGATTGGCGGTCAAAGCAGCTACCAGTAGAGCCTGACCTTTCACCAGGTCAGTACGAGCCAGGCCAGCCAGGCCGCCGTCAACGAAGGAGTGCCCCTTCAGCAACAGGTCGATCTCCTGCATCTTGACCTTCAGGTCGATCACCTTCTTCAGTACGACCTCGTCGTAACCGGCCCGGACCTCCTGGACAACTTTTTGCACTTCGGGGAATGGAAGTCCCGAGCCTACTGGGTGCGCTCGACTGCACAGGGAGTGCATTCCGCCGGCACCGACGTAAGTCGCGACATACACCATTCCCTCACTGTGGAAGACTTCAGGCCGTACACCGCCCCAAATCATGGGAAACAGTTCGCGCTGCTCAGTGTCCAGCAATTGACCGGTGAAACTCATGAATACCTGCGGGTCGCTCTTGGACAGTCGGTAGAGTGCCAAGGCCAGGCCGTCGAGGGCGCCGCCAACCACTGCATCAATCGCGGCCTGTTTGTCACGCTTCGCTTGTTCAGACATTGCTGGGCTCCAGAAACGAAAAAGCCCCGGCGAATGCCAGGGCTGTATGGATAGTGTCAACTACGCGAAAGGCTGATGCCCTTGGCTCGCCGCTTGTACTTGAAGAGCTTGAGCAAATGCCTCATGCGGGCAGCTCGGACACGCGCCCCTTCAAATGGCTCCGCCAGATTGAGCTGGAAATGCATCTCGTCAATCAAACACAGGCGGTACTTGTTGCGGCGCCGATACTCACGAAAAGCATTCATGTGGTTCGCCTGCCAGAAACGAAAAAGCCCCGGCAAATGCCGAGGCCCAGAAACGACAAAGCCCGACACGATGGCCGGGCTTTAAATAGTCAAATCTCATAACGCGCAAGATCGACATGATGGGTCTAATTTACGATCAAACCGCCACCATGGTCAAGCGGCATCAATGAATATTTCTTCCCGATCAAAGATCTCAGTTGCATGCACCACTGCAGCCTCCTCAAACACCTCAAGGCACTTTCCAATTCCGGTCTTCCACCGACGGCGAGTCGACTCCGGCTTTCCGTCCACATCCCAAGTGTTCATGTCGTAGAACTCAGCAGGAAGCACAATCATGTCGGTGGAGCGCTTGGCACCCTGTACCCCGCGCAGCCTGGGGATCGCCCAGGCGGTCACCGCCTTATAAATGAACAGTTGCGGTGCAGGCGAGCTCATACGACTGATCAGGCGCCCAATTGCGGCAACCTTGTTGGCCTTGTGCGTCGAGTACTTAGCCACCAACACATCCCATTGAGCCGGAGCCAGCTCACGGTGCAGCAGCGCGTGCAGGCAGCAGTCATAGTCAAACTTGTCGCGGACCGAGATGGTGCCGGCAGAGCTACCGGCGCGCAGGTCCGCATCGATCAGGTTCTGCCAGTACTGCTTGGTCGAGTTGTCGATGTTGTCGGCAGCCAGCACGCGAACAAGCGTGCTCATTACGTCTCTGTAAATCCCCATGTCCTTCCCCTCAATCCAATGTTCTGTTCGAACCGCCGGCACCGCGGCGGTTGTTGTCCTGGTAAATCGCCTCCGGCCCAACGGCCCGAGGTTGTTTCAATTCGTTGATCTGTCGCTGTGCGGCCTGCAGGCGCAGGTTCAGTTGCGTGACCAGGTCTTCCAACGGCAGCGCTTCCCCCGTCGCGGCAACCACCCAGCCCGAGGCGTTACATTGCACGCAGGCCAGGTCATGGAACACGCCCTTGATCACCGCTTTGCCGTGGCAGGCCGGGCACTGATCCAGCTCCACTGCCTGCTTGCGAAAGGCCGGTCCGTGGCTCTTGATCATGCTTTTGAAACCTCGCTATTAACAATTTTCGGAATTACCTTGCAGGCCACGTCGCTCAAGGGCTGTACAGGGTTTTGCGAATCTTCATATTGGGCACCTGTCAGGTTGTGAACCGCGTTGAATCCGCGTTCATCTAACCAGGCGTGCCACTTCTCCAGCGCGGCCAGACGCTGCTCCCGGGCCTGGGTGTTGATATAGGTCGAGGCGATCTTGCCCAGCGAGTGGTTCAGCAGCATCTCTCCGATGTGGCCGTCGATGCCCAGGTCAGTCCAGGCAGTGCGGGCTACCTTGCGCAGGTCATGGCTGGTCCACTCGCCCTGGCCCAGGCGAGTGAACACGGCACTGGCCTGACCCTCGCTCAGGGCCCGGCCACGCCGCGACGGGAACAGGTAGATGCCCTCATAGCCCTGGGCGGTCTGGGCGGCGCGGTACCGGCTCAGCATGGCCTTAGTCTGGGCAGTCAGCGGCAGCCGGTGCTCGGTGCGGGTCTTGGTGTGCTCGGCGGGAATGAACCACTCGTTGTCGGCCATCGAGATATCGGACCAGCGCGCCAGACGGGTCTCACCCACCCGGGTGCCGTGGCACAGCATCATCAGCGCAAGCATGGCCTCGCCGGGCTCGCTGTCGAATAGGCTGGCCAGCATGGGCACCAGTTCGACCAGATGCACGCCGCGCAGCCGGGCCGGCTTGGGCATGATCCGGGCCTTGGTGAAGTCGACGAACTTCAGCGCAGCCATGGGGTTGGTGTCGATCAGTCCCAGCTTATGAGCCTGGCGGAACGCGACGACCAGCAGGCCGAACAGTTGGCGCACGTAGGACAGAGAAAGCACTTCCTGCGCGGGCCACATCAACAGCTTGTCCAACTCAGGTGCCGACACGGCCCGAATCGGCAGATCGGCCAGCCGTGGTTTCAGGTGGCAGGCAATGGCCGACTTGGCGCCGGTCTTGCGTTTGGCCGACAGCGAGCGGTCGCGGCTCATGCGGTCGCTGTACCAGTCGAGCAGCTGGCCCACGGTGGCCAGGCCGCCCAGTGCAACGGCGGCATCCGGGTCACGCAGCAGGCGCTGACGCAGCGCAGGCAGTTCGGCCAGCACCGCGGCGGCGCCCAACTCGGGATACCGGGCGATCTGGTTCCAGGCCTTGCCCTTCACCAGGTACCACGACCCGCGCTGCCGGTCCTGGCCGAATCGCAGGTACAGGCCGGGGTGACGCGGGTCGCGCAGGTCATGCACGGCGGGGTCGGCGGCCTGCCGGCGGATTTCGGCGTCAGTGAACTTCACCGCGCGGGTCTTGCTCATGCGGCAATCACCCCTTCACGGATCAGAAGATCCTGGGTACGCATCACGCCTTCGGCGTGGTACTGGCGCGCGGTCACACGGTCAACAATCTTGCTACGGCCGTCGCATGCATCGTGACAGGCGCTACAGGCATGAGCACCTTGCAGGTCGTTCGGTTTCATGCCGACGCCACAGGTGCCGGACATGCGGTAATGGGCCAGCACGGTGGTTTCAGGGTCGCCGTTGCAAACACCTGGAATGCGCACCTGGCATTCCCGGCCGCGGGCGGCTTTGGTCAACTTGGATTGCTTCATGAGCGGTCGTCCTTGTGAAGATCAACAACGAGCCAGGTGGATGGCCACAGCTTGCCGCCATGAGCTCGGGCGACCTGCTCGTCTCGGTAAATGGCAACAGGAGGTTCAGGCTTGTCAGAGAGGCCGAGTAAGTGGCTGCGGCAGTACAGGGCCCAGCGGTACTCAGTGAGGTCGGGAGGAAGCAGCGTTGGACCGCCCATCAGAAGCGGTCCTTGTTGGCGTAACGGCCGGCCAAGCTGGTGACCTTCTCCGGCCTCGCTTTCGGCGCAGGGGCCCAGCCGGCGGCCAAGTTTTCAAACCGGTTGTACTGGCCGAGGAAGGCGGTACGAACGGTGCCCATTTCGATATCGCGGCCCTTGCCGATGATGATCTCAGCAATACCCTTGGCCTCGGTGTTTTCGTGGTAAACCTCGTCGCGATAGACGAACAGGATCACGTCCGCGTCCTGCTCGATAGCACCTGATTCCCGCAGGTCGGACGCGACCGGGCGCTTGTTCGGGCGCTCCTCGCATTTGCGCGAGAGCTGGCTGAGCAGCACCACTGGAATGCCGAGCTCTTTTGCCAGCAGCTTGCAGCCGCGACTGATGCTGCTGACCTCTTCGGTGCGGTTGCCGCCGTCACCTTCGACCAACTGCAGGTAGTCGATCATCAGCAGGTCCAGGCCGTAACGCATCTTGTGCCGGCGGGCCATGGAGCGGATGCGGCCAATCGAAGAGCCGGCCTTGTCGGCGATGTACAGCGGCGCGAACTGAATGACCTTGGTCGCAACAGCAAGCTCGGTGCCGTGGTCCTGGCACGCAGTGCCGTTCTTGACCAGGGTCAGCGGGATACGGCCTTCGGACGCGACTAGGCGGTCAATGAGCTGCCCCTTGTTCATCTCCAAGCTGATGACCAGGGACGATTTGCTCTGGCGAATCGAGGCCTCGCCGATAAACCCCATGGCCAGCGTCGTCTTGCCCATGCCTGGGCGCCCAGCGACGATGTAAAGGTGGTCCGGCTGCAGGCCGCCCATCTTGTCGTCCAGTTCCTTCAGCCCGGTGGAAATGCCGATCAGCGTTTCGCCGCGCGCGTGCCGGTCGTGCCGTTCCTGCCACACATCGAGCTGGTCGATCATGACGTCGCCGGCCTTGACGATATCGTCATCACCAGCACCGCAATCAATCGACATGGCGGCGGCCTGAACAGCGGCAATCTTCGCCTGGACATCCTCAGTGCCCTGGGCAATGTCCATGGCCTGCTCGCCCAGGCTGTACAGGGCGCGCTCAATCGCCCTTTCCCGGACGATGCCGGCATAGGTCTTGGCACTGGCCACGCTCGGCGTGTTGTCCACGATCTCGGCACAGTACGCCAGAGCCCGGTCACCATTGGGCAGGTTGCCGATCTGCTCGCCGACCGTCAGGAAGTCCACGGCCTTGCCCGTCGCTCGAACGGCCATGATCCCGCGGAACACTTCAGCGTTCTCGACGAAGTAGAACGATTCAGGCGAGAGGTCGTCGCTCAGGGTGTCGATCAGTTCGGGGCGAATCATCATCGCGCCCAGGAGGCCGTGCTCAGCCTCGATGCTGTACGGATCACGCATGGTAATTTCCCTCTACCACTTTCACGAAGTTGGTCGGAGCGACGAGCCAGTCGAAGTTGCACCGGAATGGCTTGTTGTCGCGGCCACCTACCTTGCCCATCAGCCAGTCACTGGCCTGGACCATGCCGAAGAAGTCACGCCAGAATTCAAGATCCTGGTGAACAGGGCTCTCGGCCCACCGAGCCTGGATCTTCGCTTTGCGATCCTTGTTGACCAGGACGACGCGAGGCAGCTCTGGCAGCAGCTCGTTGAACAGGTCGACGATCTGATCGACCGGGACTTGATTCGAACCATCGCGGGGGCTCGCGGATACTCCTGACGGTTCCTTGATGGTTCCCTTACGGTTCTGGGGGCAGGAGGTGCCGGGGTGGGCGGCATCTGGTGCCGGGGTGGGGGGCATATCCTGCCGGGGTTGGGCGGCATCTGGTGCCGGGGGGCATTTAGTGCCGGGGTCGTAACTGTATGGGCTGACGGTGTACCAGGTGGAACGCCCTGCCCGCATGTGCGCAGTGAGAATTTTGACCTCTTCGAGCCAGCGCAATGCATTGCGGACAGCACGCTCCGACAGGCAAGTGCGTTCAGCAATCCGAGCCACTGAGGGCCAGCAGACACCTTCGTCGTTGGCATTGTCAGCCAGTGAAATCAGGACTGCCTTTTGCGCAGGGCTCATCCCCTGCAGCGGCCAGCACACGCTCATCACGATGGTGCTCACATGGCACCTCTCGACCTGGCCACCTGACGCGACAGATTTGGCGCTACTGCGAAACCTGACGCGGGAGGGTGGGTGTTGCCTGTATCGAATGCGGTGTGCATAATCGCACCTCGTTTTGAGTTGTGAAGAAGCCGGTCTAGCCACCGGCTTTTTTGTGCCTGCGATTTGGGTACTGGATGGATCAACAGATCCGTGGAGCGACTACTGGCGGTGTGCCAGCGGATGGATAATTTGATTCGTTCCGGGGCGGTGCTGAGACGGGAATGGCCGAACTTCTTCTGCGGTGCAGGTTCCGTCCTCGTGTTCGGTGACATACACGTCGCGGCCTACACGAATTGCCTTGCTCAAGGCGCCTTGGGTCATGCCAAGCAGAACTGCCGCTTCGGTCTGCCCGTGCTTAGCGGCGAATTCCTTGATGTGGATGCGGTTCATGGACTTCTCTCGCGGTTTCTCATGACCAGATATTACCTATGGCATTTATCAAAGTAAATGCCAATGGCATTTGGTGAATATTACCGGCAGGAATACGATTCTCGGATGACCAAGAAAGCCCTAGACCCAGCCCGTAAAGCCGAGTGCGATAAGCTCAAGGCGATCTTTAATTCAAAAAAGCGCGACCTAGGGCTCACCCAGGAAAAGCTCGCGCACGCGCTCGACATGAATCAAAGCTCTGTAAGCCATTACTTAAATGGCGTTAACCCTCTGAACGCTCCCGCTGCATCGGCCTTTGCCAGGACCCTTGGTGTAGACGTTGCGGAATTCAGCCCTCGCCTTGCAAAAGAGATTGCAGAAATGGCTGAAGGCGCTGGGCTGACGACTACTACTGAGTCCTTCGACTCAAATGTTGAGCCAGCGTTAGGTCCTATCCGGTATTTCGAGTACCCGGAAATCAGCTGGGTGCAAGCGGGTATCGCAATGGAAGCTCTAGAACTGTCAAACATCGCCGCGTGCGAGACGCATCCATCGGACGCTTGGGCGGGGCCCAATGGTTTCTGGCTGAAAGTGCGAGGACCATCGATGACTTCACAGGGTGGCGTCTCGTTCATTGAAGGGATGGTGATCCTGGTCGCGCCTGGGTTCGACGTTGAAAACGGCCAGTACTGCGTGGCTAAGCTAATAGATTCGAACGAAGCGACGTTCAAACAGTTCATCTGGGACTCGGGCAGAGCCTACCTTAAGCCTTTAAATCCAGCCTTCCCCACTGTCGAGGTGGATGATGCCTGGACGGTGGTGGGCAGAGTCGTGGACGCGAAATGGCCTAGATCAGTCCTCTAGGGAGATCGGCTCCCTGCATGGAACACAGCCCGCCTTGGCGGGCTTTTTCATGCCTGCCTGCCAAAAGAGTACAAATGTGCTCTATCCAGTATTGCCATTTATCGATCAGTAAAATACTGTATGGATAAACAGTTACGGAATAGTACTCATGGCCAAAGCAAAGCCCCAGGAAAAGCCCGCGCCCACGTCGTACGAACTTCTCGCGATGCGAATTTAGCGGACTATTAATGCAACTGCAGCTCAAACCGCCAAGCGCGCTGTTATCTATATGGCCTCGGATGAGCTGCCTGAAGATTGGGACCAACTCCTAATGGACATCGACGAGGCCGACAACGTAACCCTGACTCATCGTGACGACGGCGGCGTGCTGGTGTCGTGGGTTGTTCCCAAAGAAGACTGATTTCAACGATCCCTCTTTGTCCGCCTCGTGCGGGCTTTTTATGCGCTCAAAAAATATTATTGCCATTGGTATTGACTGCAAATAATGCCATCGGTATTGTTTGCTCATCGCCGGATCGCACCGGCCAGGCAGCGAAAGCCGCCACCGCTCTTTACACAACTCGACCGATTCAAGCTCCTGCCGGGAAAGGCGTTAGCGAATCCACATAGCCATGCGGCTCCCTGGGATTGGCCGTATCGACCTCGGTAAGCGGGAGCGGAAACACCTGAATACTGAATTAGCACCCCGAGCTTCGGCATTGAGGGGTGCCGGACCTCATGCACCCTGCCCCGCTCAATCAGGGCACACAGAGCTGTAGCGTGCATGTTGTAAGGACCTGCGATCCATGGCGAACAGATGCTGATTGACGCCGTGAGGAGGAAGCTCGACGCCCACACCGACGAAGACCGGCCAGCCCTGCAATCAGCAGCGGGTAACTGGCCAGCACCGCTGACGCAGTACCCCGGCCTGTCGCCAGTAGCGAGGCCGGGAGCTTTCACCGATTGGCCTTCCCTTGAGGGTCAGACGGGAAATCAACCAGAGGAGCATCCCATGTTCGGTATCGGAAAGAAGCTGTTCGGCGCCAAGCGCGCAGTCAAGAAACTGGAAAATCGCGACCTGATGCAGGCCATCGTCGGTGGTTGCCTGCTTGTCGCCGCGGCTGATGGCGAGATCAGCAAGAACGAGGCAGCGCAGATCGACATCCAGATCCGCGCCAACAAGAACCTGGAGCACTTCGGCCAGGAGATCACCACCACGGTGAACCTGTTCACCGAGCAGCTGCAGGCCGGCTTCCGCTTGGGCCGCATGAACATCATGCGCGAGATCGCGGACATCAAGAACAACCCGCTCGATGCTGAAGAGGTGTTCGTCAACATGATCACTGTGGCCGAAGGCGACGGCAGCATCAGCCCTGAAGAGCTGAAGGTGCTGGCCGAGATCGGCACCCAGCTGGGCCTGCGCCTTAAAGACTTCGGTATCGACGCTTGAAGAAGAAGCGCGTCGGACTGGTGGCCGCGGCGGGTATCTGCCTGGCAGTGGTTGCCGTCAGCGCCGCATTCAACTGGTCCTCCTGCGCCTGGTACGGCTATCAAACAGAGCGCCAAACTCGATTCGCGCCCTACGTCGGCTGCATGGTTAAAACCGGCACCGCCTGGGTGCCCCGCAGCGAGTTGCGCACCCAGCAGTAACAACCAGCGCCACGTCAGCCCTGACGTTAACTGCCCGATCACCTGGTTCCCCCATCACCAGGCTGCATCGGCGTGTGATCTGAATGCGCAGGCTGATGCGTAAACCGCACCTCGTCTGGCAGCTACTGAGGCATATCGAGTTAGGCGCCAATGCCGGAGATCAGCGCCGGCCAGATCACACACCAATGCAGCCCACCGAGGACACATTATGGAAACGATCATAAGCGGCACATGGAAGGGCCACCTCGGTTGTGGCCTTGCTCCACGCGAACTGGAATGCGTCCTGGCAACAGCCCAGGGCATGACTGGGAAAGAGATTGCCCAGCTGATCAACATCGCACCCGGCACCGTGAAGAAGCGCCTTGAGGCAGCCATGTTCAAGCTCGGCGTTCACCGCCGCGCCGCCTTGGTCGCCGAGGCCATGAAGCGCCAGATCATCAGCCCGATGTGCATCCTGCTGGTCGGGTTGATGGCTATGCACGCTGTCATGGGCGACACCGACCCGATGCGCCGCGACCGCCGTGTGCCTGAGCGTCGTATTGCCCAGGTCCGAATCATCCGCAAGGCCGAATCCTTCGACCTGCACGCCTGACACCCACCCCGAGGAGCTCACCATGCACCCAGCCATGCAGCAGCGCGTGGACGGCCTGGCCGCCCTGCGCGAACGCACCATCCTGGCCACCGCTGACTTCTACGCCAAGATCGGCCTTCCCGCTCCAGCGACTGAGCCGCGGTACAAGGCCGTAGCCAAGGGCAAGGCGTGGCATATCGTCGATGTGCAGACTGGCAAGACCCGCTGCTTCTGCTTCACCTACAAGGCGGCCCTGCGGTTTGTTGATGCTCTGGAGGCAGCTGCAACACGCAAGCTGGTGGGGCGGCAATGATCGGCGATCCTATCCCCAATCAGCGCCAGCAGGTGCTGGACCAGCTCAGCGCCAGCATTGATCAGTTCTTTGCCTGCGGCGGCAAGCCAACGGAGTTGCCCGGACCTTCGTTCGAGCCACGCCCTACCCGGCCGATTGCCGCTGATGCAGTTGTCGAGGAATGCGGCCCGCCGAAGACTGGCAGCCGTGCAGAGATCGACCTGATACGCAACCTGGCCAAGACCCACACCTTCACCGAGGCCGTTGAGGCCAGCGGCATCGAGCGTGCCCGGCTTCTCCGGCTGTCAAAGGCGCACCTGATCACCTTCCTGGTCAGCAGCACCGAGCGCAGAGCCCGGGCCGCGACTAAGAAGAAGCGCGATGAGCAGCGCGCCAAGCACGGCGAGCAGGTCAAGGCCCTGGCCGGTACCGGCACCACCCGGAACCAAGTGGTGCAGAAGCTTGGCATCAGCTACGGATACCTGGTTCGACTGATCAATGATCAAGGCATCGATTTCCCTTTGCGTGGGAAGCTGAAGTGAAGCGCATGAACCGCGTCCGGCATGGCCGGCGCCAGCAATGGATCAACATGCCGCCCAGCGGCTTGAGAGGTGTCGGCAATGGCCGAGAAGAAGACAGGGGCAGCCAAGCACTCGGCGGACTACCGCGACAGGAAGAAGGCCGAGGCCCAACGCTTTGGCATCGAGACGCTGGCTGTGGAAATGGCTGCCGGGACCAGAGCCGGAATGACGGGAGCAATGAAAGCTCACGGCTACACCCAGCTGCAGGAGCTGCTGCAGAACCTGCACCGGTCGTTCCTGGCTGCCTCGCCTGAAGAGCAAGCGCGTCGACTGCAACAACATGACGCGCCAGCTTTTGAGATATCGCCAAAGCTAGCGCGCCAGTTTGAGCTGGCCAGTCAAGCCGAACTAAAGCGTGACCCTGGCGACCAGATCATCAAACCAAAACTCCTTCCGCACGGCCAGCGACAGTGTAACGCCGTGCAGCTCGACATCCTGAATTGACCAATCCCTGGAGAATGACATGGCATATCTTGCCCGGGTCAACCCAAAGTACTTCGCAGCCATCTACCAGTGCGCTGCGCAAAACGATGTTCGCTACTACCTCAACGCAGTGCACATCGAGGCCCACGCCTCCGGTGGTGTGGTGATCGTCGCCACCAACGGCCACTTCATGGGTGCCATCCACGACCCTGACGGCTGGATCGCACCTGGTGTCTCCTCTATCTTGGTTGGCGCAGTCTCGAAACGCTTGCTGTCGGCCTGTATTGCTCGCCGAGGACCAGATCTGGAGCCGCCGGCTGTGCTCTGGATCGCCGAGAAGTACTCACTGCTGTCCAGCATGGTCGACACCTCAGAGGAGCCTGAGCTGTTCGGTCAGCACGCCCACCTGACAGAGCGCACCGAACTGGTCGACGGGCAGTTCCCGAACTGGCGGCGCGTGATCCCCGCCAAGCGCCAGCCGTTCGAAGGCCAGTTCCCGTGCATCAACGGCGAGTACCTGGGGGTGTTCAACAAGATCGGGGTAATGCTCTCGGGCCAGAAGCGCTTCGGCGGCGGCGGGATGCACCTGGAGGCAAGCGCCGAAAACGCCCAAATCGTCGTGCGCTTCAACGCTTTCGACCTGATCGATCGCTTCGTTGGCGTATTGATGCCAATGAGGGGCGACAGCGTGAAGACGATCCTGCCTGGCTGGGCCATGACCGAAGCGCAGACCGTCGAAACAAAAGCCGCCTGAACATCTGGCGCTGCCCGCCAGCGCCTAGCACTTCTTTACCAACTAAGCGACGCAGCCAAGTTGGATGGCTAGGCAGGCTTTTTAGCCTGGAACCCTACAATAACATCAAAAACTTTAAAATCTAAAGCTTCGAAGCGCAACGTACATATAAGCAGAACAAACCAGAAAAACGCCAAGAACAGCCCTACGTATATTGGTATCCTGCTGGCAGAAAACTGCTGCATTATTATTTTATTAATTATCCTTCTTTTAAACGGATGAGCCCCAAGACTTTTTTTAATCTCATCCTTGTTATAGTTCTCCTTAAAAAGATGAACAAGCAAATCTCTTCTCTTCAGTCTTGACTGAACAACTGGATCGACACTTAATTCCGAGTCAGAAATCTTGTTATTTAGCTTTCCGTGTGCTTTAATCATATTGACCAATTCAACTTCAGCCTGCCTGGTGTTTACCTCCCAATGAGCCTGCCAATACTTCGCTCCGGAAGCCATTCCCGCCTGCAATAGAGAAACCACTAAACCAACTGCACACACAACAAAGCTGACTATTGGGATTTGACCGGCGGACTGGCACACCCCAGCGAACAGCACCCCTTGAAATATCATAAAAAAGTTATTTCGCTGTACAAGCTGCGTTATCTCGAAATTCCTTAACTCTAAACACAGCTCGTAAATTCTTGTCCATGCCTTTAATTCGTCTGCGGCAAAATTTATCGCATCGTCAGCAGTATTCACGTTGAGTCCGGAGCTCTCCAGATGCTGTTGCCTCTGTAGCTCCTGTCGGTGTGCAAGGGGTTTATCTTCAGCCATTTCCAAGTCCTTTAAGAAAAGTAATTTATGTCCATAGTTAAGAGAAAAAGCATCAACTCTGTTGGGAGCCCGCGAATTATCTGTCAGTCCATTTGCGGCGCCGCTTCGGCGGGTGGGCCGGTACGCCGCAACGAAAAGACCCCGGCTTGATCATCTTTCTGCGATTTAGCAGAAAGTCAGCATCTCACTCATTAGAAAAAGTTATTCGCATTGAGCTACTTTCAAATTTTCTAAAAGGTTTGTCGCCAAGACCGGCTGCCTGATGGAGCTCTACCACCAATTCGACCACGGAATTGTGTACCGCCTCAACATTATCCAAAACTAAAAATTTCTGCCATCCCGTACGTATCTTTGTGCACCCTGGCCATAAGACATTGTCGGAAACTTCATTTATCTCATGCGTCTTAGTACGACCATGGGCCATGGTGTTTCTGAATTCGATCACCCCAGTTACTAGTGGATATGCATCCCTAATGGCTGTATCACCCAAACCAATGGTGGACCTTAGCTTTTCGTACTTCTTCCACGTCGGAGTACGATCTGAGTTTTCTCCCCACTCTGGATATCCTTTGATCACCCCCAAATGATTCACATACGCTTCAACAACAAAAGATAACATTACTGATGCATTGAGTAGATTATAGAACTGCCCAATTTCACTTTGTCGAGCACTCTCTAATGAAATTTGAGCAGATTTGTACAGATAAACAAATGTATTGACCTCTGACGTCCCGGTCGAAACCACAGCCATCACTGTGTCCCCTTAAAGATTTTCCACGAGTGTATCAGCGCGAGGTATCCCCATGCCCACAGAAAACCGATCCAGCAACACCGAACAGATGGTCAGCGCGCCGCGCGATGAAGTTGAGCGCCTGGTGAAGCTGCTGCAGTACCAAGCCCATCCATACCCATCGCCTCATGCTGAGTTCTGGCAGGGCCTACTTGATGCGCCAGCCGCCCAGCACCAGGGTGAGCCGATGAAGCCATACGGCTACCTTCGCGAGGTAGATGGGCGGTGCCAACTATCAGTCGGGCCAGAGCGGC